ATCTTGGTGTGGTCGTTTTGATGATTTAAATAAAACACATGAACGACTAGAACTAATGATAGAAGCATATAACGCTTGGGCTATAGTTGAAAATAACGTTAGTCTTTTCATACAGTACATGATTAGTAAACGTAAGCAAAAGTATCTTGTACCTAAAAGTCAGATATTATTCTTAAAAGATTTAGGATCTAATCAGAATGTATTTCAAGAATATGGATGGAAGAATACCGGAACTTTATTTAAGTCACATCTTCTATCGTATGGTATAGAATTCCTAAAAGAAGAACTTGATGTAGAAACTACAGTAGAAGGAAATATAGTAAGAACAACATATGGTATAGAAAGAATACCTGATATTATGTTACTTACAGAGATGAAAGCTTACCGTGATGGTGTTAACGTTGACCGTTTAGTAGCATTCTGTGCACTTGTAGCATTTGTTAGAATACAAGAATCTAATAGAGGTTATAAGAAAGTAACTGAATATGTGGACACTAAAAAATTGGATAAGTCTCAAAAAATTAGTAAATTTACCATGAGTCCTTTTAGACATTTTGGAACAACTGGCACTAAGGTTGGACCTGGTATAAAACGACAAGCATTTAAGAACTATAAGTAATATGCAAATATACAACGCGTTACAGTTAAAAAATGGGGCTACAACCGAACAGGTTACAATGGGTACAATGACCCAGCCTATTCAGTTTATCCCTAATAAAAAGAAAACTCAGGAATGGGCAGCTTGGAATCTTGACTGGTTAGAATGGGAAGGATTAAAGCAGATCCAACGTAAAGCAAGACGTTTGCTTAAAAACTATAAGTTAGCAAAAGGTATTATAGATAAGTCTGATTATATTATCGAACCAGATAATGAATTAGCAGATCTTATAGATGTATTAACAAAAGATGATGTATCAGCATTAGAACTTAAGTTTTATCCAATTATTCCTAACGTAGTAAATACGTTAACTGCAGAGTTTGCAAAACGTAGTTCACAAATAACGTTTCGTTGTTCTGATGACTTTTCATATAATGAAATGTTAGAAATGAAAAGAGCACAACTAGAAGAAGTGCTTATGACTGATGCATATGAAAAGATAAAAGTAAGACTAACTGAATTTGGTGTAGATCCGGAATCTGAAGAATTTAAACAAGAGACTTCACCAGAAAAGATAAAAACATTACCGGAAATAGAATCCTTTTTCCGTAAAGACTATGTTGCTGTACCAGAATTATGGGCAGAACATCAGCGTAAAGTTGATGAAGATAGATTCCATATAGATGAATTAGAAGAAAGAGGTTTTAGAGATAGCCTTATTACTGATTCAGAGTTTTGGCATTTCCGTATGATGGATGATGATTATGATATTGAATTATGGAATCCAGTTCTTACCTTCTATCATAAATCTCCTGAAGCAAGATATATTTCACAAGGATCTTGGGTAGGTAAGTTTGATATGGTTTCTGTAGCTGACGTAATTGATAAGTACGGTTGGTTAATGACAGAAGAACAAATGCTATCATTAGAAAGACTTTATCCGGTACGTAATGCTGGTTATGTTGTTCCTGGTATGCAGAATGATGGATCATATTATGATTCTACTCAGACTTACGAATGGAATACAAATGCACCGTCTCTAGCATATCGTCAGTATATGACAATGTGGGGTGATTATCTTAATCAAGGTGGTGATATAGTACAGTGGATTCTGAATCAATCAGAAGACTACTTATATAACATGTACGGTAATATGTTACGTGTTACTACAGCGTATTGGAAGTCTCAAATACGTGTAGGTCATTTGACAAAGATTACAGAAACCGGTGAACTTATAGAAGAAATTGTAGATGAATCCTATAAGATTACAGAGAAACCAGTTTATAATACTAACTTAGTAAAGAACAAGACTAAGAATAACTTAGTATTTGGTGAACATATAGATTGGTTCTGGATTAATCAAGTTTGGGGAGGAGTAAAGATTGGACCTAATCGTCCTAGTTTCTGGGAATCTCGTACACGTGACGGATTTAATCCTATCTATATTGGTATAAATCAGAATCGTATAGGTCCATTAAAGTTCCAATTTAAAGGTGATAATACACTTTACGGTTGTAGATTACCGGTAGAAGGAGCTGTATTCTCAGATAGGAATACTCATTCTATGTCACTGGTTGACTTAATGAAACCATTCCAGGTAGCTTATAATTTAGTTAATAATCAAATAGCAGATATTTTAATAGATGAACTTGGTACGGTTATATTACTTGATCAAAATTCTCTTCCAAGACATTCGTTGGGGGAAGACTGGGGAAAAGGAAACTACCAGAAAGCATATGTAGCAATGAAGAACTTCCAGATGCTTCCTCTGGATACTTCTATTACTAATACAGAAAATGCATTAAACTTCCAACATTTCCAGAAAATTGATATGTCACAAACTGAACGTTTGATGTCTCGTATTCAATTAGCTAATTACTTTAAACAACAAGCATATGAAACTATAGGTGTTAACCAACAACGTATGGGGGCACAACCTATAGGGCAACAAACAGCTACTGAAGTAAACGTAGCTATGTCGGCTAGTTATGCTCAAACAGAACAATACTTTATACAGCATTCTGATTATCTAATGCCACGAGTTCATGAAATGAGAACTAACCTGGCTCAATATTATCAGTCTACAAATCCATCTATTAGATTACAGTATTTAACTTCTGTAGATGAAAGACGTAATTTTCAGATTAACGGTACAGAATTATTACTTAGAGATATAAATGTATACTGTACAACTAAAGCTAATCACAGAGCTGTGGTAGAACAGTTGAAACAATTAGCTATGTCTAATAATACATCTGGTGCATCTATATATGATCTAGGTACAATCTTACGTGCTACATCTATGTCAGAAATAGATAATGCTCTTAAGAGTATTGATGCTAAGACACAGGCGGCTCGTCGTGAAGAAATGCAGTCTCAGCAGCAAATGCAGGAACAAATGCTTCAGGCTAAAGCTCAAGAAGAAAAGATGAAGATGGATTTTGAAGCTTCTGAAAATGATAAAGATCGTCAGACTAGATTACTTGAAAGACAAATTCAAGCTGCCGGTTATGGTTCTATGCAAGACATTAATAAGAACGAGATGTCAGATTATCAAGATGCTTTAGATAGAATACAGCAGTCTAACGAATATCAGCAAGCTATGAACTTAGACAGGGAAACAATGATGGCTAAGTCTCAAACTGAACGAGAAAAAATTAACATTGAACGTCAGAAAATAGCTACACAGAAAATGATATCTGATAATCAAGTAACTATAGCAAGAGAAAATAAGAATAAGTATGACCAAAAAGGGGGTAGCAAGGAAACTAAGAAGAAAAAGTAAAACGGTCCATAGTTATTAAATAGAAAAATCCTACAAATTTATTTTAATTCTATAATTTAAAAAAAGTAAATTTGAGTATATTAATTAAAACCAAATTAGTTTATGGCAACAAAAGACGAAACCATCGTTCAACAGGTCGACGTTAACCTGGATGAACTCTTAGGTTTACCTGGAGTAGAAAACATAGTAGTTCCTACGACAGAAGAACCTAAGAAAGAAGAAACCAAACCTAACGTATTTAGTAAGGAAGAAGATCCTACAGCGTTCTTAAATAATGTTGATAATGAAGAAGAGGAAGAAAACGTACCTGAACCGGTTATTAAACAACAGCTTAATCAAATCCTTGATGAAGACATTCAAGAAGATGAAGAAGAAGGTTCAGAAGAAGTACAAACGAATAGTACTCCAAGGCAAGTAAGTCCAGCTGCTTCAGTTTTTAAGAAGTTAATAGAGAATGAAATTATCTATGAACTTGAAGATGATAAGCCGCTAGATGAATACAACGAAGAAGATTTTGCTAACCTTCTTCAGTTGAACATGGAGGAAATGAGAAAAGATTTAGCAGAAGAGTTCTTTGAAGGTTTACCAAAAGAGTTTCAGATTGCCCGTAAGTATTATGAAGACGGCGGTAGAGATCTGAAACCTATCTTAAAGTTTTTAACTCAGTTAGATGAAACACGTGCATTAGATCCTAATAGTGAAGAAGATGCAGAAATTATCGTAAGAAGGCATTTAGCTAATACAGCTTACGGTGATCGTGAAGAAATTGAAGAAGAGATCTTAAAACTAAGAGATAGAGATGAATTAGTAGAAAAGGCCCGTAAGTTTAAGCCGAAATTAGATGCAATGGAACAAGAAGCTGTTGCAGAACAATTAGCTAAACAAGAAATGCATAAGAAAAAGATGCAGCAAATGGCACAGACTTATGTAAATAAAGTAGGTGAAACATTACGTGCTGGTGAATTAAATGGTTTAAAGTTAGATAAGAAGACACAAAGTTTGTTGTTTTCTGGTTTAGTTGAACCATCTTATCCATCTGCTAGTGGTACTCGTACTAACTTATTAGGTCATTTACTTGAAAAGTATCAGTATGTAGAACCTAATCATGGTTTAATTGCAGAAGCTCTTTGGTTGTTAGCTGATCCTAAAGGATATAAGAATAGACTTATGGATATGGGAAAGAAT